ACATTAGAAAAATTATCAAATCAATTTAGATATATAAAAAACCTGTTTCCTCTATTAAATGAATTTGAATCTATGGAAAATACGGGAAACTTATTTACAGCAGGAGGAGAATTATATTATGAAAATGGTAGAGAATACACAGGACCTTACCACATTCACTCAGAAAATGGTCCTATGGTGGGAGCAAAACACACAGAACAACTTCACGAAAAATTAATTTGGGCAAAAGACCTTCAGTCTCCTCGAGAATTAAAAGGTCTTAAAGATCTTAATTATGAAAAATTCTTAAAAGATAGAAATCCAGGTAAATCTGAAAACAATGTATCAAGAAGAGTATCACCAGTATCACCAGTATCACCAAGAGTACCACAAAGACCTTCTTCTCCTTCTTCTGGTGGCGGAAGAGGTGGTTATTAGATAAAGTTTTATTACATTGATAAGGTATGTTCTATCTTATCGAAACAAAAGATCAATTAAACCAACTAAAAGAGGAATTATCCTTAGATAGTTTACCATATCTTGAATTTATTCAAGGCAATGACAACACACACCCTGCGTTAGCAGAAATAATTGCCATTTACCTTAATGTAAATAAAATAAGCTACATTATTCCATTAAGCCATTTAGAATGTATAAACCAAGACAGAAATCTTATATTGAGGTTGTTGGAAGATTATAAATTTTGTGTTTTAGACAAGAAAAGCAGCTTACATGCGGCCCCACAACTATCTTATACGGATATACAACACACCATCTCTCCATTAGACAAACACACAACTCAAGCACACCAATGGTATTGTCGAAAATTCCCACATACTAAGGTAAATAAAATGATACCAATTGGAAAACACCTAGAACGCTGTGAAGCTAAGTTATGCGCTATAATCGATGATTCTCCAAGTAAAACTAATGAGTATTATGATTCTATATTATTACCTGTATTGTGTGAGTTGGAAAAAAACACATTAAAATTCAATGACAAGTTTGACGAGTATTTCAAACCAAAGTGTAAAAAATTCTCAATAAAAGACGATCATATATACGGATGGTATAATCCATACACTACAACCGGGAGGCCTATAAACAACTTTAATGGAATAAATTTTGTGGGACTAAAACACGACAATGGCGAAAGAGACACATTTGAACCAGACAATGACTTTTTTGTAGAAATGGATTATGATGGCTATCATCCCCGCCTAATAGGCGATATAGTCGACTATCAATTTGAAGACAACGTACACAACACACTTGCGGAAATTTACTTTAAAACCAAGGAAATTACACCACAACAGTATAAAGAAAGTAAAACACTTACATTTAAACAAATTTATGGAGGTATAGACAAGGCGAACTTACACCACCCTTTCTTTAAAAAAACTCAAGATTTTATAAACATTATTTGGGAAGAATTTCAGAATAAAGGAGAAATTAAATGTGGTAGCTATACTATAACAAAAAAAGACCACCCTAAAATACACGCCCAAAAATTATTTAACTATTACATACAGGCAACTGAAACAGAAACTAACATTCGTAAGATAAAAATTATACAAGATTATTTAAAAACAAAACAAACAAGGTTAGTTCTTTACATATATGATGCGTTTGTTTTTGACGTAGCTAAGTCAGATGGTAAACAAACATTAATCGATTTACAAACAATACTTAATGACAAGTTTCCAGTAAAAATAAAAACAGGCACACATTATGGTGCTTTAAGTTAAATTTTATATTTATAGCCGGAAAATTCCAGTTATATGAATAATCGATTATACTGCACATTCACAACATTAAATGATTATGAAGAAGTAACCAATACTATTCAATCATCTTATGTTATTCTCTTTAATAAACTTTTTGTATTAGAAAGTTTAGATGGGGAAAAAATTATGCTTACATATAATGTAGACATGAATAATTCAGCAGTTAATTCAATGATGGACAATACAATATTGGTACACAGAAAAAAACAAACAAACACTTTATACACAATTAATGCACTTAATGAAGTAATAAAGAGTTTAAATGGTGGGGTTTTAGACAAGTCATTTACAGTAAACTGGAATGATTATAAAAATTGTATTTTATTAATACAAACAGAGGGTTTTAATCGTATAGACACGAAAATAAAAGAAATTATAAATCTTTAGTAGAAAAATTTGGTTTAGCCAAAAATGCTTCGTATATTACATGAAGTAACAAGAGTATTCACAAATAATAATTAAATAAAAGTTATGGATTTAAATGAAATCAAGAATCGTTTAGCAAAACTAAACAACAAAGGGGGAGGTGGCTCTAGCGACTTCAAAAACAATTTTTGGAGACCACCAGTAGGAGAAAAATCAGTAGTAAGAATAGTACCTTACCAACACAACAAAGAATTTCCATTTTCGGAATTATACTTTTACTTCGGTATTGGTAAACCAAGAATGATTGCTTTGTCTAATTTTAGCGAGTCAGATCCAATTTTAGAATTTGCCACCACATTAAAAAAATCGGGTGACAGTGAAAATATGGAATTAGCTAAAAAATTATACCCAAAACTTAGAATTTTCGCTCCAGTAGTAGTAAGAGGAGAAGAAGACAAAGGAGTTAAGTTTTATGAATTTGGAAAAATGGTTTATCAAGAACTATTAGGTGTTATGGCTGACGAAGATTATGGTGACATTACGGACATTTCAAAAGGACGTGACATTACTGTGGAAGTAATCCCAGCAGCAGAAACAGGAAAAATGTTTAATACAACAACAATCCGTGTTAAACCAAACCAAACACCATTGGTAGATGATGCTACACATGCAACATCACTTTTAGAAAATCAAAAGGATTTAGTTTCTTTATTTAAGAAATATACTTTTGATGAAATGAAGGACGAATTACAAGGTTGGTTAAAACCATCTGAAGAAGATGGAGGCAAACAAACTGAAGTTAAAGCAGCACCTTCTAAAACTAAAAAGACTATCGACAATAAACTTGATGAATTATTTGATTAATGGCTAAAAAGAAAAAAGAAGACACAAATAGAGATGAACTAACAGGACTCTTAGCAGATTCCCTAAATAAAAAGTTCAGTAAGACTCACCATAAGGTAGCTTACTTTCTAGATGGTAGTGAAGACTCACCTACCGACGTTAATGATTGGGTTTCTACAGGATCAACGGTATTAGATTTAGCTATATCTAACCGTCCTGACGGAGGTTTGCCAGTTTCTAAAATAGTTGAAATAACTGGTTTAGAACAAAGTGGAAAATCACTCTTAGCATCTCATGTTATAGCAAACACACAGAAAAAAGATGGTATTGCGGTGTACATTGACACTGAATCATCGTTAAACGCACAGTTTTTACAAGCAATTGGAGTTGACGTCGAAAAAATGGTTTATTTACCATTAGAGACAGTTGAAGACATTATGGAAGCAATTGAAGATGTTATCCTTAAAGTCCGAGAAAAAAATCCTAATAAACTTGTAACTATTGTTGTAGATTCAGTAGCCGCAGCTACTACTAAAATTGAGTCAGCCGCTGACTTTGAAAAAGATGGTTATGCCACTCAAAAGGCAATCATTTTATCCAAAGCAATGCGTAAAATTACTAATTTAATTGGAAAAGAAAAAATACTTTTAGTATTCACAAACCAATTAAGACAAAAATTAGGCGCAATGCCGTTTGCTGACCAATATACTACTTCCGGTGGTAAAGCATTACAATTCCACGCATCAGTTAGATTAAGACTCAAACAAGTTGGGAAACTTAAAGAGAAAATCAATGGGGTGGATGAAGTTGTAGGTTCCGAAGTTGAAGCTATTGTAGTTAAAAATAGAATGGGCCCACCAAACAGAAAAGTTCGATACAATGTTTTTTACAGACAAGGTATAGACAATTATGGTGGTTGGCTTAAACTAATGAAAAACTACAAAGTTTGCAAACAATCAGGCCCAATTTGTAAATACACAGACACTAAAACAGGTGAAATAATAACTTTTTCAGGTAAAGAATTAGAAAAATTATGTAAAGAAAGACCTGAAATTAAAGAAGCTATGTATAGAGACACCTGTGATGCTTATGTTATGAAATACCAACATGAAGATCCACAAGAATTAGATCCAGACATTGAAATTGATGAAAACCTTTCATAATGGAGGACATATTCAGTTTATTAGATAACGTTCAAAAACCGGGCGATTTAGGGGTAAATAATAGGGTGTTAATAGTAGATGGTTTAAACCTCTACTTAAGGGCATTCGCAGTAAATGGAGCTCTAAATGACAATGGTGTACCTGTAGGAGGACTAACTGGTTTTTTAAGATCATTAGCTTATGCTATTAGAGAAGTAAACCCCACTAGAGTAATTGTAGTTTACGATGGTCAAGGAGGCAGTCAACGTAGAAGGAAAATACACCCTGAATATAAAGCTAACAGAAAACCTGGTAAACGAATTACTAGATGGGATGCATTTAAAAATGCTACAGAAGAGAAGGATGCAATGAAAATTCAATTTTCTCGTTTAATAGAATATTTAGATTTCCTTCCCATCAATGTTATTTCAATAGACAAAATTGAAGCTGACGACACAATAGCATACATAGCTCACACTTTGTTAGATGAAGATGTTACCATACTATCTGCAGATCAAGATTTCTTACAATTAGTAGATGAAAGAATCACAGTTTGGAGTCCAACAAAAAAGAAGTTTTATACCCCACGAATGGTAAAAGCTGATTATGGAGTACCGGCTCACAATTTTTTAATGTATAAGGTTTTAATGGGTGACAAGTCCGACAACATCGAAGGTGTTAAAGGATTAGGACCCAAAAAATTACCTAAAATAGTTCCAGATTTACTTACCCAAACTACCCTTGATCTTGATTTCATTTTGGAACATGCGGGTAAAGGAGAAGAACCAATGCATAAAAAAATCAGTGAGTCGGCAACTCAACTCCGACTAAATGAAGAATTAATGGACTTAAAAAATCCACCAATTTCGGGCGAATTAAAATTACAAATAGCTAGATTAATAGAAGCACCAATAAATTTGCTTTCCCGAAATGATTTTATTATGATGTATTCAGACGATCAATTAGGTAATGCTATTAAAACACCTGATTTATGGTTAAGAGAACATTTTGTAAAATTAAATACACTAGCAAAACAAACACATGAGTAAATTAACCCAATATGGACACGCGTTTCAGATTAAGGCACTTTCTATCTTAATTACTGATCGAGATTTTCTGCAACAAATTGCAGACATAGTGTCTCCTGATTATTTTGACAATGATGCAGGTAAATGGATTATGAGAAAAACACTCAAATATTTTAATGAATATAAGTCTGTTCCAACAATGGAAGTGTTTAAAGTTGAAATAGAAGGTATAAATCAAGAATTACAAAGTGTAGCTGTAAAAGATTTACTTAAACAGGCATATAAAGCGTCTAAATCATTAGATTTAAATTATGTTAAGGACACATTTTTAGATTTTTGTAAAAATCAAACATTAAAAAATGCATTAATGAAGTCAGTTGACCTATTAGAATTAGGTGATTATGATGACATTAGAAACTTAATTGACAGAGCATTAAAAGCGGGAACTGAAAGAGACATTGGTCATGAATATATGACTGAATTAGAAGACCGATTTAGAGAAGAAGCTAGAAACACAGTTCCAACACCTTGGCCTCTAATTAACAATTTACTTGGAGGTGGATTAGGAGATGGTGATTTAGGAATGATAGCAGGTGGCCCTGGAGGAGGTAAATCATGGGCTTTAGTTGCATTAGGTGCAACAGCAGTCAAATTAGGTTACACTGTAATTCACTATACATTAGAATTAAGTGAAAAATATGTAGGTAGAAGGTATGATGCTTGTCTTACTGAACTTCCCGTTGGTGAAATTACTCAATATAAAGACAAAGTAAAAGAAAAAATAGAATCTTTACGAGGAGGCCTTTACATTAGAGAATATCCAGCAGGGCAAGCAACAGTAAACACTATTCATGCCCATCTAGAAAAATGTATCCAACAAAATATAGAACCAGATTTAATTATAATTGATTATGCTGATTTATTAACTTCTAAAGCAAGTAAGGAAAAAAGAGACAAATTAGATGACATTTACACTAACTTAAGAGGTTTAGCTACTGAAATGAAAGTCCCAATTTGGACAGCTTCACAAGTAAATAGATCGGGAGCAAGAGAAGATATTATTCAAGGAGATAGAATGGCAGAAAGCTACAGTAAAATGATGATTACTGACTTTGCAATGTCTTTATCTAGAAATGCAGAAGATAAGGAAAACGGAACAGGAAGGTGGCATATTATGAAAAATAGATATGGAGCTGACGGCATAACTTATGATTCTGTTATGGATACCGCAATTGGTAAAATTGCAATAAATATAAGAGGGAACAATAGAAATGAACAAACTCCCCCAGGAGAAGTTTCGTCTGCACAGCGAAGAAGACTTCGAGGAGCTTCTAATGAGTTTTTTGGGATTTCGTAGGTTTTGTTTATATATATTGTACTTATTAACACATTAAGGGTTAAATCCCTTTTTTTATTTCTAATTTAAAATTTAAAAAATGGCAGAAAAAGATATCACAAAAGAAAGAGTAGTTTATAAACCATTCGAATATCCAGAAGCATTTGACTATTGGTTAAAACAACAACAGGCACATTGGATTCACACAGAAGTTCCTATGATGAGTGATATTAATGATTGGAAACAAAGCTTAACAGAAACAGAAAAAAACATTATTGGTTCTATTTTAAAAGGTTTTGCACAAACTGAAACAGTAGTAAATGATTATTGGACAGGTTTAGTTACAAAATGGTTTAGAAAACCAGAAATTATAGCAATGGCAACTGTTTTTGGTGCTATGGAAACCGTTCACGCTGAAGCTTATTCTTTATTAAATGAAGAGTTAGGATTAGATGATTTTAGTGAATTTTTAGAAGATGAATCTACAATGGCTAAAATTGAAGCTTTAACTGAAGTTAGAGACAGTTTTGGTGATGAAGTAAATTGGCATGAAAGAGCAAAATCATTAGCTATATTTTCAGCTTTTACTGAGGGAGTAAATTTATTTAGTTCTTTTGCTGTCTTATTATCATTTAAATTAAGAAATAAATTAAAAGGAGTAGGACAAATTGTTGAATGGTCAATTAGAGATGAATCAATGCATTCAGAAGCAGGATGTTGGTTATTTAGAACACTTTTAGAAGAAAAACCAGAATTAAAAACACCAGAATTAGAAACAGCAATTAATGAAGCTGCTTTATTATCTTTACAATTAGAATTAGATTTTATTGAAAAGGTATATGAACAAGGAGATTTAGAAGGTTGCAGTAAAGATGATTTAATATCATTTATCAAACATAGAGTAAATACAAAAATGGGAGATTTAGGTTATAGACCCATAGTTAATGGTATTGATGTAACAGCTATTGAAAGAATGAAATGGTTCGATCATTTGTCAGCAGGAAAACAACACACAGATTTCTTTGCAAGCAGAGTAACAAACTACAGTAAAGGAACAATGGATTGGGATGCAGAATCAATATTTTAAAATAAAAATTAATGGATAATAATAGTTTAGTAGCAGATTACACTCAATGGGAAAAAGGAAAAGACTATCCTGAATTTATGGATGAGGTAGCATTGTCTACAATTTCTAAAGGATATCTCCTACCAGGTGAAACACCTAAAAAAGCATATAAAAGAGTAGCTCACTCTGTAGCAATGAGATTAAATCGTCCAGACTTAGAATTAAAATTCTTTAAATACATTTGGAATGGTTGGATTGGTTTAGCTAGTCCTGTATTGTCAAACACAGGCACAGACAGAGGTTTACCAATTTCATGTTTTGGGGTTGATACTCCTGACTCAGTTAGGGGAATTGGATTAACAAATGCCGAATTAATGAAATTAACGTCATCAGGTGGTGGTGTAGGTATAAGTGTTAATAGAATACGACCAAGAGGAACTGAAATTAAGGGAAATGGTAAATCTGAAGGTGTAGTACCTTGGTGTAAAATATATGATTCAACCATTATTGCTACTAATCAAGGTAATGTAAGAAGAGGAGCAGCTTCAGTTAATTTAAATATTAACCACCCCGACATAGAAGAATTTTTACAAATTAGAAGGCCAAAAGGAGACCCAAATAGACAATGTTTAAATTTACATCAATGTGCTGTTGTGGATGATGCCTTTATGAGAAAATTAAGTGACAGAGATGAAAAAGCTATGAACATTTGGTTAAGCATTCTAAAATCACGAATGGAAACAGGAGAACCTTACATTATGTTTGAAGACAATGTAAATAAAGACAATCCTTTAGCTTACATGATGAATAATCTTAATGTGTCTATGACAAATATTTGTACAGAAATAACATTACACACAGATGAAGAGCACTCGTTTATATGTTGTTTGTCTTCGTTAAATCTCGCAAAATATGATGAGTGGAAAGACACAGATGTTGTTGAAATTGCTACATACTTCTTAGATGGTGTTATGCAGGAATTCATTGATAAAACTAACGGAAAAGAAGCAATGAAACGTACCCATAAACATGCTAAAAAGGGTAGAGCATTAGGTTTAGGTGTAATGGGTTGGCATACTTTCTTACAAAAGAAAAATTTACCATTTAACTGTATTGCTTCTACAGCTTGGACTCACACAATAATGTCTAAAATTAGAAATGAAGCTGAAGCAGCAAGTAGACAATTAGCTGAAGAATATGGTGAACCATTATGGTGTAAAGGAACAGGTATGAGAAATACTCATGTTTTAGCTATTGCTCCCACAGTTTCAAATTCAAGAATTGGGGGATGTTCAGCAGGAATTGAACCCCAACCTGCAAATGTTTATACCTTTAATGGAGCTAAAGGAACATTTATTGTTAAAAATCCAGAGTTAGAAAGTCTACTAACAGAAAAAGGTTATAATACAAATAAAGTTTGGGATCAAATATTAGCAGATGCAGGTTCAGTTCAAAATTTATCAAATGATATTTTACCTGAAGAAGATAAAGAAGTATTTTTAACATTTGCTGAAACAAATCAATTAGAATTAGTTAGACAGGCAGCAATCAGACAAAAATACATTGATCAAACCCAATCACTTAATTTAGCATTCGCACCTACTGATTCTCCAAAATGGATTAATCAAGTTCATATGGAAGCTTGGAAATTAGGAATTAAAACCTTATATTATTTAAGAACAGATTCAGTAATTAAAGGAGATTTAGGTTCTAGAACATCAGAATGTGTAAGTTGTGATGGGTAAAGAAATTATAAATATACAGGGGAAATTATTCCAAGTAAAAAGAAAATTTAAAGAGAAAAGAATAAATTTAGATGTGGAAGATGGAATAAAAGTATTAAAACAATATTACCACTGTGACACAATGTTTAAAGCACAAGATTTCTTGTGGTTATGTAATGAAATAAAAGATATAGAATATGAAGAAATCAAAAATGAATAATGTTTCTACACCTTCAGTAGAAGATATTGACAAAGATTTAGATCAAATTTTAAAAATGTTAGAAGAACTAGATACTTCAAATTTAAGTATAGATGCTAATATAGATAAGATTTCTAAAGATATTAATAATCAATTAGGGGGTATAAGTAAAAAATATGAACCTTTAATAGATGATTTAGAAAATAAAAATAAAATTTCGGGTGAGTATTAAAAGTAAAGGATTAGGAGATGATGTTGAAAAAATCACAAAAGCAACAGGTATAAAATCTTTTGTAGATAAAGTAAATAAATTATTAGGTAAAGATTGTGATTGTAAAGAAAGAAAGAAAAAATTAAATAAACTCTTTCCTTATAAAAAATATTTCCCCACAGATAATTTGGATCCCGAAAAATAAAGTTATATATAAAAATAAAAATAAGTTATGTTTCAAAGTACAAAAATATTTGATGGTTTTACCTGTTGTTTTAGACAATGGAAAGCAACCACAACACACTGCCGATTCTTACATGGATATGGTATTTCATTTAAAGTAACATTCGAAGGAACACTAGATGATCGCAATTGGGTTTGGGATTTTGGTGGCATGAAGAGGGCAAAAACACTAATCGATGGTATGCAGCCGAAAGATTGGATGGATTGGATGTTTGACCATACAGTTATAGTAGCCATAGATGACCCTGAATTACCCGCATTTCAAACATTAGATTTAGAGGGTACAATTCAATTAAGAACAGTTAAAGCAACAGGAGCAGAAAAATTTGCAGAATTTATATTTCATAAATTAAATAATTTTGTAAAAGATGAAACTAATGAACGTGTTCAAGTTAAATCAGTAGAATTTATGGAACATGGTAAAAACACAGCAATTTATTCAGAAAAATATGTTTAAAGTATCACACGAGTTACCAGTAAATATGCTCCCTAAGAGCTTTGAAATTAATGATTATGAGTACTGTTTACCTCATCTATTAGATCAAAATGAAATGTATAGAGATCATTTTCTTTATGCTAAAGAAGCAGGCAGTTATATTATAATGGACAATTCACTTCACGAATTAGGTAAAGCATATGACACAAAAAGATTACTACATTGGATTGAACGTTTAGAACCAGATGAATTTATAGTACCTGATGTGTGGCAAAATCAAACAGCAACATTAGTTAATGCTAAAAAATGGCAATCAATAAATTTACCAGAAGGAGTAACTAAAGTAGCAGTTGTTCAAGCACAAAGTTACCATGAAGCTTATGAATGTTATAATGTTTTAAAAATGCAAGGATACCAAAAAATAGCATTTAGTTATGGTGCTGATTGGTATTGTGATGAATTTCCTCACCCAAATCCTTTGGTTGGTAAAATGATGGGTCGTATAATGACTATATCAAGAATGTATAAATCAGGATTAATAAGCAAAAGTGATAGAGTACATTTATTAGGGTGTGCTTTACCACAAGAATTTGCTTATTATGCTGACTTTCCCTTTATTGAATCAGTAGACACATCAAACCCTATAATTCATGGGTTAGAAGGAGTAAAATACAATAGTGTAGGTTTATTTACTAAATCTTCAACTAAAATAGATAAATTAGGACTAATACCATTAGATCAAGAAAAATTATATAACATTAACCACAACCTCATCCGTTTTAAACAATTTATACAGGATGGTAACACTCAATTATACTAAATGATATCAATTACAATCGCAATATGTGCTTTAGCTTTCGCAGCATATGTTTATTTTACACACGATAAAATTGCAGAAAGAAAAGCAGAATCCATGTTAGCAAAATGGAAAGTTAAAGAAGAAAAAGCTATCCGAGAAGATGCTTATTCAAGATCAAGAGCAGTAAGTTTTGGAAAAACAATTGAACATTATGTTCCCTTTATGAAAAGCTTCCCCGTAAACCCTAAAGACGTACAATTTTTTGGAAAACCAATTGATTATATAGCGTTTTCAGACAGAGGAAGCAAGAAAAAGTGTGCAGTTCATTTTATTGAAGTAAAAAGTGGAAATTCACAATTAAATGGCCACCAGAAAAATATTAAAGACGCTATTTTAGGAGGTAGAATACATTGGCATGAACACACAGTAGATGGAATTTGGGAACATGAAACTAAACAACAACATTTAAATAAATAAATGTCGGAAATAGTAGAAAAAGAATTATGGGATCATTACTCAGAATTACCAAACCCAAATTGGTATGAGTATAAAAATAACAATATGAAAAAACAAGCAGTATTATCATTATCAGGTGGAATGGATAGTAGTACAGTATTATTACACCTGTTAGCAAACGATTATAAAGTAACAGCGTTAAGTTTTGATTATGGTCAAAAACACAATGTAGAATTAGAAAGAGCAGCAGAATTAATTGAATATCTTGATAAAGCTGGCTATCCAGTAAAATATCAAAGAATTACATTACAAGGATTAGTTTCTCTTTTAGATTCAAATTTAGTAAAAGGAGGTGATGATGTTCCAGAAGGTCATTATGAAGAAGATAATATGAAAGACACTGTTGTACCTAACAGAAATAAAATGTTTTCATCTATTATCCAAGCAGTAGCATTGTCTGTTGCTCAACAAAAAGAATGTGAAGTAAAAATAGCAATGGGTATTCATGCAGGTGACCATGCAATTTACCCTGACTGTAGACAAGAATTTAGAGATGCAGATTATGAAGCATTTAAACAAGGTAATTGGGATGCTGAACAAGTAACATATTATACACCTTATTTAGATGGGGATAAATTTGACATTTTAAAAGATGGAGAACGATGTTGTAAAAAATTAAACTTAGATTTTGATGAAGTTTATAAAAGAACAAACACCTCATACAAACCAGACGCAGAAGGAAGATCAGATTACAAATCAGCTTCATCTGTAGAAAGAATAGAAGCATTTCTAAAATTAGACAGAAAAGACCCTGTTGAATATATTGATGGGTGGGAAATAGCAAAACAACATGTAACAGAATTATTAGCAAAACATGCGTAAAAGAATAGAAGATTATAATAAAAATCTACCCATTGTAGAAATTTACACCGCAGTACAATCAGAAGGATCTAGAGCAGGTTACCCCACAGTAGTAATTAGAACAACCGGATGTACTCACAGATGTTACTTTGGTGAAGGTGGTTGGTGTGATAGTTGGTATACTAGTATACACCCAGAAAAAGGGACATTTAATTTTAATGATATTATTAAAATGTATGATAAAAATCCTCACATTAAAGAAATGATGTTAACTGGGGGTTCTCCAACAATGCATCCTAAATTAGTTAATGAATTAACACACTTTGCACATGAAAAAAATATTTTTATCACTATCGAAACTGAAGGATCTCATTTTGTTGAAACCGATTATCCTATTAACTTGTTGTCTATTAGCCCTAAGTTTAGTAATTCCGTGCCTGTTGTGGGGACTGTTACTCCAGCTGGGAAAGTGGTTGACCAAAAATTCGTAGACATTCACAATAGAAAAAGACTTAATTATGATGCTATAAAGCAATCAATTGCATATCACTCAGATTATCATATTAAACCTGTGTGGGATGGTAAAGATCAGGAGGCGCTGGCTGAGATTATGGAATGTATTGCAATATTAGAAGTTAAACCTGAAAAAGTATGGTTTATGCCAGCAGGAGATTCAAGAGAAGGATTATTTAAATCCTACCCTTTAGTATTTGATTGGGTTAGAGATAATGGTTATAGAATGACTTGGAGACCCCACATTATAGCCTTTGAAGACCAACGTGAAGTATAATGTCTAAAGAAGAAGCATTAGAAGTATTAGAGGAAATTACAGAAAATGTAAATATTTGCTGTGCTGTAACTATGGAACCTGATGAAGTATTAACATTAATTGAAAAATTAAAAAAGTTTATAGAAGAAAATGAGTAAAAAATTAATATCCAAAATACAATTAGAAAATCAAGTAAAAGATCTGGGAACAACATTAACAGACAAATGTCATGAAATTGGAGGTGGAATTGTGTTTGTTTGTGTTATGAAAGGTGGATTTATGTTTTCTAGCGATTTAGTAAAACACATAAATTATCCTATTGAAGTTGATTTTATTAAATGTAGTTCATATAGTGGTCAAGAACAAAAATCACTCGAAATTCATTATGATATTGAAACAAATATAGAAAACAAAACAGTATTTCTTATAGATGATATTTTAGACAGTGGAAACACATTAAATGCTTTAAAAAACCATTATAAAGAATTAGGAGCAAAACAAATTGAAACAGTTTCAGCAGTTTATAAAGAAAATTTGGATTTCCCAAACCACTTTTTTATATATAAACAACCAGAGGGAGTTAATCCATGGTATATAGGATATGGTATGGATGGCCCCAAAGGATATAGTAGAAATTTAGACACAATACACGTATTATAATGGCAGAAGAGAAAAAAACATTTAATTTAGAAGTAGTACAACAAGGTTTTGCAAATGGTGTAGCACCTGGTTTTCCCTTAAAAGATAAAGAAAAAGAAAAAATAATCGAAGAGGCCACTGTAGCCTTTGGTAATTTTTTAGATGCATTAAAATGTGATTGGAAAAATGATCCAAATTCATCTGACACACCGAGACGTGTAGCTAAGGCCTATGTTAATGATTTGTGGGCTGGTAGATACACTGCAATGTCACCTGTTACTTCCTTCCCTTCCGATGGTTACGATGGAATTGTAATCGAAAGAAACATTCCACTAACTTCAATGTGTTCACACCACCACCAAACAATTGGTGGGGTGGTTCATATTGGTTATATTGCTGGAGAAGAAGGTAAAGTAATTGGTTTATCTAAGTTGAATAGAATTGTAGAACTATTTAGTAGAAGAGGAGCCATTCAAGAACAATTAACATCAGCAATTCACAATGCTGTATCACAAATCACCGAAGGTAATAAAGGAGTAATTGTTACTATTGTAGGCACTCACAATTGTGTGTCTTGTAGAGGTGTAAAACACCAAGGTGCTGCTATGGTTACAACAAAAGCATCAGGTGTATTTAGAGAAAACAACAATTTATCAAGAAAAGAATTTTTTGACAGTCTGAAGATTAATAACGGAGGACATAATATATAACAACTAAAAAAAGAAGATGAAAAAATTATTAGTAGTATTATTAGTTTCGCTTGGACTACAAACACAAGCACAAACCACAATATGTGATTCAATAATTATAGATCTGTATTGGGACCAGGAGATTTTAACTGTAGAACCTATATCAGATATGTATACACCTGTGTATATGCTCACATTCGCTGACAATTTAATTTTAGGTTCAGACAGTTGTCTACAGTTTAGTGGTAGCTCATGCCTCCATGTTGTTTTAAACCCTGGATTAGCAGATACACTCACAACGTGTGTAAGTTACATAACATGGTTTAATCAACCTGACACGTTAAATTGCTGTTTTAATCTAGCTTGGGATGTAGACTCTCTAAGATGGGCAAGAGTAAATAATACAGACTCACCTATGGGTATTGAAGAATTAACATTTAATAATATCCAAAACAATAAAATATACGATCTACAAGGTAGAGAATTAAATAAAATCCCTACAGGTAGAATGTATATTAGAAATCGAAAATTATATATAAATTTAAATTAAAATTAAAAACAAAAATTATGGAAAACTCACAAGAATTAGTAAACGCAATTAAAGAACAAATAGTATTAATTGAATCAGAAATAGATAAAACAACAGCCGCAGCAAAAGGAAGATGTAGATCTGCAGCCAATAAAATTAAAAATTTATCTGCTGACTTTAAAAGAAATCACAAATAATATGTCATATTACATTGCAACAGTAAAAGTTCAAGACGAGAACGAAAGAGGTAGAGTTTCAAACACAAATGAAACATATTGTGTTGAAGCAGAATCAGTTACAGAAGCGGAAGCTAAAGTAGTAAAAGAATTTGAAGGTTATTCAATGGATTACCAAGTAAAATCAGTAAAAGAATCAAAAATTATTAAAATTTTAGAATAATGGGTAAACAATTAAAATTATTTAAAGATTCAGAATTAGGCCCTAAATATTGGGAAGTACCATTTGTAGATGAAGTACAAGAATTTAATGACACATTCGGCAAACCAAACAATTATAAACCAATAATTGGTGAAAAGAAAGAATGGCAATTTGTGTATGATTTTATTCTTGAAGAATTAGAAGAATATAAAGAAGCTTGTGAAAAAGGAGACATAGTAGGAATATTAGATGCATTATGTGATATTACTTATGTTTCTTTAGGTAACGGAACTTTATTACATGGTTTAAAAGGTAAAATTTGGAAAGCATATCAAGAGGTACAAGCTTCAAATATGTCTAAATCATGTGAAACCCAAGAAATAGCTGAAGAAACAGTTAAAGTAAGAGCTTTAGAAAAAGGACACCCATGTCATTGGGAACAAGTAGGAGATCGTTATGTAGTATATCGTTCAAGTGATAGAAAAGTAATGAAATCAATTAATTATTTTGCACCAGATTTAAAACAATTTTTTACAGATGAAGAACTTAGATAAACTACCAGATCCTAAATTACACCAACAAATTAGCTTTGTTAAATCAGGTATTCGCATAGCAGGATACGCATGTATACCATTTAATTTACTTTGGGCTACTACATTTTTAATTTTAAGTGAAGTAGTAGGAATAATTGAAGAACTTGTGTAAAAAATTTGGAGAAGTAAAATATTCTTCGTATATTGGCGTATGTATAAAAATTGTTATGTAGTAAAAAAACCTGACGTTTGGAACGTTTATGATGTTCATTTATGGACAGATGAAGGTTATTCTGTTGAAGAATTTCGAAATTATGGTTATCAAGAATGTGATCAATATCACGCTACTAATTGGGGTCTTAAAGACGAACCATTAAAGAAAATTTACAATTGGAATAGAGAAACTGAAGGTTTACATTACACAGACCATACTAGAGGAAACATACACACAAAGTTTCTAATTGACAAGTATGGTACTAATGATGAAACTTCTAAAACTCATAGAGAAGTATTTTTCGACATTGAAATCGAAATGGGTGGTGCATTAACACCTGAATACATTGCGTTAGCACCCAAACCTATTACATCAATTGCTTGGTGGGACAAACAAACAGACCAATGGGCAATTGTTATATTAGACAAAACAGGTGAAATTAAAGCAGGCATTCAGGATGGTAGAGAAATTATTCCTGTAAGTAGAGAAAATGATTTAATTGAAGTATTTTTAACTAGATTAGAAGCCATAGCACCTGACATTTTAGTAGGTTATAACAGTGATTATTTTGACATTCCCTACATTTATTACAGAATAAAAAATCGTTTAGGTGAACGTACAGCAAAACGTTTGTCACCAATTAGAATAGTTGAAGAACGAGATAAAAGATGGTATCCAGATCAACCAATTAGAATTGCAGGTGTAACGTCACTCGATTATATGCGGTTACATAAAAAATATTCGTTTCAACAAGAACCATCAATGAAATTAGATTCTTTAGGTGAAAAGTATGTTAACCAAAAGAAAATTGAATATGACGGATCATTAGACAGATTATTCGCTGAAGACAAACAAAAGTTTATAGATTATAATTTTGTTGATGTTTTAATACTTAAAAAATTAGATGAAAAGTTTAAATATTTAGATTTAACCAAAAACATATCACACAAAGGAAAATGTGTGTATGAGGAAGTTTATCAATCATCTAGAACACAAGATGGAGCCATATCAGCTTACTTGTTAGGTGAAGAAATTATCCCACCTAATAAAGATCCTAACCCAATTATAAAGGAAGATGCAGATGGAAATAAATTATCGTACGCTGGGGGTTATTTATTTTGCCCCAAAACGGGCATTTATAATTACATGTTCGATGAAGATTTAACTTCACTGTATCCCTCAATTATTATGTCTCTTAACATTGGTAGAGAAACATTAGTAGGACGACTTGTAACATTAGATGATAGAAATAATCGTTTAGCTCTTAATGATCTTAAAAAAATGGATCCTAAGGATGAATTTGAAGTTGAAAACTTACAACGAAGAAAAAAGATATTGTCTGTTGGTGAAATATTAGCATTAATCAAACAAAATAATCTAGCAATTACAGCTAATGGTGTAATGTTTAGAACAGACAAACCGTCTACATTGTCAGTTGTACTTAGCAAATGGTTTGACGAAAGAGTTGAATATAAAAATGCTATGAAAAAAGCATACAAAGCAGGTAATAAAGAAGAAGGTGATTTAAACCATTTACGTCAATATACAATGAAAATTTTACTTAATTCATTGTATGGTGCTACTGCATTACCTACGTTTAGATATGGGTCTGTATTATTAAGTGAAGGTATTACACTTACAGGACAAAGAATCATTCAAGATTCAGGTACATTTATAAATAAGACAGCTGAAGAAACATTAGAAACAGGTAAAGACGTTTATGAAATTAGAACCACACCTCGCCAACGATATGAAGAATGTAGTAGTGTTGTAGTGTATGAAGACACAGATTCATGTTATGTTAATGCTGAACCATTATTACGTAAGTTAAATCCGGATTTTGATGATTTAGATGAAACAGTTAAAGCAGACAAGCTTGAAGCAATGTCATTAGAATATGAAAAGAAAATCAACGAATATTATAATTACCTTGCATTAGATGCATTCAATGTCCCGGTAGACAAACACAGATTAGAAATGAAAACGGAATGTACAATACGTTCTGCATTCTTTTCAGGTAAACGTAGATATGCACAGTATATTACAAAGAAAGAAGGTGTACCTTGTGATGAAATTGACGTAAAAGGTCTTGACTTTAAAAAGTCTAATTTTCCACCATTATTTAGAACATTTTTTGAAGAAATATTACATAAAATCCTATTTGGTGCTACAAGAGGAGAAATTGATAAAGAAATATTAGCATTTAAGGAATCACTTAAAGACATTGACTTTGTTAAAATATCAAAACCAACAGGAGTTAAAAATGTAAAAAAATACACAGGTCTCCCTGCTAGCGCAGATTGTATATTTAGTGAATTTGAAAACAAAGCACCTGTAGGTGTTAAAGCAGCTGTAAGATACAATGACTTACTTAAGTTTAAAAATTTAGATAAAAAACACACTCAAATTGTAGAAGGTGATAAAATTAAATGGGTTTATTTAAGAGACAATCCATATAAAATTGACACTATGGGGTTTTTAGATTTTGATTTGCCATTACCTATTCGTAAATTTATTGAAGAATATGTGGATATACCAAGATCTTTTGATACGATACTGAAGAACAAATTAGAGTCATTTTATCAAGATCTCGGTTGGGGAAATTTAACACTAAATACGTATGTTCAACAATTTTTTAAGTTTTAAAAAGGTTATATGATAAATAAAAAGGTTATATCGGACATTGTGTCCAAATATTCATTAGGTAATAATATTGAAAAAGTTAAATGGATCATCACAGATGAAAAATTAATTATTCATTTTATTAATGATTCTAAAAATCTAGTAGGATATGTAGACTATAGAAAAGAAATTGGTCTTAAACCAGGTGATTATGGTATTTTTAACACATCACAGCTTATTAAGTGTTTAAATATTTTAGATGGAGACATTTTAGTTGATGCTACAAGCTCTAAGCTTAATATGGCAGATACAAATTATGACATAAAATTTAATCTCGCAGATCCTGCTGTAATACCAAATGTGCCAGATGTAAGTAGCAATTCAGATGAATGGAGTGTATCTTTTAGCATTAGTGATGAATTTATTACTAGATTCGTTAAGTCAAAAGATGCATTAAGTGAATTAGACATATTTACAGTAGAAACTCGAGAGGGTTTTACAGGTGAAGAATTAGTATTTACAGTTGGTACAAATATTACAAATACAATTGAATTTACAGTAGAAAATGCAACTATTAATGAATCATTTGGAGCTATACCATTTGATTCTAATTTAATGAAAGAAATATTAAAAGCAAATAAAGATTACCATACAGGTGAAATTCGTATTAATAAGAAAGGTTTATTAGACGCACATTTACAACATGGTGATAGTTTATTTACAGGATATTATTTAGTAAGAAAACAAGAAAATAATTAAGGTATGAGTAAAGAAATTAAACAGCAAATTACAGAATATGTTTATAAAAATTATAAGTCATATAAAGATAAACAACTAATTATTAAGGAATTTAATAACTGCATCCATGTGTTGATGCACAAAGATGATTCTCCATTAATATTAGGTAAAGGAATTATAAATAATTAAAATAAAAGTTATGAAAGGAAGACAAAAAGGACAAACTAAAAGAATGAGCATGATTAAAGATCCAGCTATCGCTCCCTATGAAATTCAAGTAGAAGAGGATCAATATGTTTTAATAGACACAGATAAAAACAAACCATTAGGGTATTACGCACAATTAGACACAGCTATTTTAAGAGTATCACGAATGAGTTTGGCTAATCGAAAAGAAAATTATACATTAGCGGGCTTTATAGAAAGCTTTAATAACATTAAAAATAAATTAACAGAACCTTTTAAAAATATTTAAAATGACAGAAAGTCCAATTATACCTTTAGGTGACAAAATTGTAATTCTCCCACAAGAAGAAGGAGAACAAACGTATGGAAATATCATTATACCTGATGCAGGTGGTGAAAGACCAGAAATGGGAACAGTATTAGCTGTAGGCCCTGGTAGAATTAGTACTGATGGTACTTTAATACCAAACAGATTAGAAGTAGGAGCTACAGTTATGGTACCTAAATTTGGTGCCCAAAAAGTAGAAATAGAAAATGAAACATATCTCATAGCAGGAGAAAGTGATGTATTAGGAATTATTAAACAAAAAGAAGACAATGAGTAAAATTATCGAAACAGGCTCTGATTCAAGAGCAAAATTATTAAGTGGTGTTGAACAATTAGCAAATGCAGTTGTTGTAACCTTAGGACCAAATGGGCGTAACGTAATAATTGCACAACAAGGTGGCAATTTACCCCAATCAACTAAAGATGGTGTTACAGTTGCAAAAACAGTTACATTAAAGGATCCAGTTGAAAATTTAGGTGCACAAATGGTAAAACAAGCAGCTATTCAAACAGGTGACACAGCAGGTGATGGTACAACAACATCCACATTACTAGCTAAAGAATTAATTGCAGAAGGTATGAACCATACAAATTTATCTCAAAAACACAATGCAGTTGCTATTAAGAGAGGTATGGATAAAACAGCTAAAGAAATTGTTAAACATTTAAAAGAAATGTCTACTGACATTGCATCAGAAGAACAAATTAAACAAGTTGCTACTATTTCAGCTAATAATGATGAAGAAGTAGGTAATTTAATTGCTGCTGCAATTGATAAAGTAGGTTTAGATGGTGTTGTTACAGTTGAAGAAAGTAAATCATATGAAACAACATTAGAAACGGTTGAAGGTATGCAATTTGACAGAGGTTATAAATCACCATATTTTGTAACTGACAACTCAACAATGCAAGCACAGTTAGATGATCCGTATATTTTAATTTATGATGGTAGAATTAGTCAAGTAAAAGAATTATTACCAATTTTAGAAGGAGTTTCACAACAAAACAAATCAATGCTTATTATTGCAGAAGATATTGATGGTGAAGCATTAGCAGCTATGATTGTAAATAAAATGAGAGGTATCTTAAAATGTTGTGCTGTTAAGGCACCTGACTTTGGAGAAAGAAGAACCCACATTTTGGAAGATATTGCTGTCTTAACAGGCGGTACAGTTATTTCTAAACAAAAAGGACATCGTTTAGATAAAATTACTTTTGACCAATTAGGTACTTCAAGGGGAATTACAATTGAAAAAGAAAGAACAACTATTGTAGACGGTAGTGGTACTGAAGAAGCAATTACAGCTCGTTTAGAAGAAGTTAAAGATCAAATCGAAAGAGCAGACAGTAATTACGCAGTAGAACAATTACAACAAAGATTAGCTAAAATGGCTGGTGGTGTTGCTGTAATTAATGTAGGTGGATTTACTGAAACTGAAATGAAAGAAAAGAAAGATAGAGTTGACGATGCATTACATGCTACAAGAGCTGCCTTAGATGAAGGTATTGTTGCAGGTGGTGGAGTTGCTTTGTTAGAAGCTAAAAACAGATTACAAACAGCTAATCAACTAATTTGTGAAGGTGATGAAGCAATTGGGTCAGAAATATTAATGAATGCTATTGAAAAGCCATTCATTCAGATTCTTAAAAACGCAGGTATTGACAAGTATCATAGTATTTTATCTAATGTAGAAGGTAATTTTTTAGGTTATAATATTAAAACTAAAGAATATGTGGATATGATTAAAGAAGGTATTATAGATCCAACAAAAGTAACAAGAACAGCATTAGAAAATGCAGTGTCAGTTGCAGGAACAATGTTAATAACAGAATGTACAATAGTCGATGATCCTAAGAGTAAAGATGAAGCGGATCCTATGGCAATGATGGGAGGAATGTAATGGATATGATATTAAATTATATATTTGTAGGTTTTGCTTTTATATTCATAATGGATATAGTAATGACTAAGCTTAAAGAAAAAAATTATCTCACCCCTAATGTAGATTGGGGGTGGGACCAAAGATTAATAGCGGTTGTAATTTGGCCAATAGCACTTCTTTGGTTTTGTATATCATTTTGTAAACAATTTTTTAAAAAATAAATGGAACTTTGGGTAGAAAAATATAGACCACAAACTTTAGAGGAGTATGTAGGTAATGAAACGATTAAAAATAAGATAGCAGATTATCTTAAACAAGGATCAATTCAAAACCTACTATTCCATGGGGTTGCAGGCACAGGTAAAACAACGTTAGCTAAATTAATTGCTAAAAATTTAAATTGTGATTTGTTGTATATTAATGCTAGTGATGAAAGGGGTATAGACACAATTAGAGATAAAATTATACCATTTGCTTCAAGTATGAGTTTTAATGATG